GGTTTGCTTACGACTATGGATATAACTCTTTTGCGGCAGGTCTTTGGTTTACTCGTGACCCTTCAACGGAACGAATATACATTTATAGAGAGTTTTATGAGACCGAAATGGCTGTTAGTAAACAAGCAGAACAGATTATAATGATTGACCAGTCGGAGGGAATAAGATTAAGACTTGCCGACCCATCAATCTGGAAACAAAGTGGAAACGTAGAGACTGGTGAGAACATAGCTGCCATTTTCCAGAAATCAGACTTAATATTCCAACCAGCTAACAATGACCGACTTGCAGGTAAGAACGTAGTCCACGAAATGCTTGCACCTGCTGCCGACGGATTGCCTAAATTACAGGTATTTTCTAACTGTGTAAACTTTATACGCACTGTTCCAGCCCTACCTATAGACCAAAATCGCCCAGAAGATATTGATACTCGTGCAGAGGACCACATTTATGACTGTGCTAGGTATGGTTTGATAAACCAACGCCCTGGAACTATGCCAGAACCACAGATTAACCAAAGTCTTGTAAATCAACGTCAAAAATATGCTAGATTTTAGTAAAATATGGTAAAATGCAGATAACTGGGCTTGAAGGACGTATGAATAAAAAAACTGAAACCTCAAATATAGAAAACAAAACACCTGAAAAAGATTACGTCCAGATAGCTGTTGATGGTTGGAATAGTTCTTGGGAATATGCCTCTGGTGCTTATCATCAGAACTGGCAAGATATGGCTGATTTATACGATAGCAAGCGTATTATGGTTGGTTATAACGGTATTTCAGATACTTTCGTGCCTATGTCCTTTTCTACAGTCGAAACTATGGTTGCTGCAACTGCTGGTGACAAACCACTAGTAGAGTTTATGCAAACAAAACCAGAACAAGCTACAAATGTTGAAGTTCTTAACGGATTATTCTCTTATTATTGGGATTTAGACAACTGGACCAATAAACTTATCACTCACTCCCGAATATTTTTCAAAATAGGTACAAGCGTACTTTTTGTTTACTGGAACATCGACCACCCAGAGATTAAAGTAGTACCTTTGCGAGATTTCTTTATTGACCCTACAGCCACTATTCTTAACTACCAAAATGCACGTTATATGGGTTACCGATTCTTAGCTGATATTGACACTCTTAAAGCAGAACAGGTAATAAATCCAGATACCCAAGAAGTTGAAGATAAGTACCAAAACCTAGACAAGGTTACTGGTGGCTATAGTTCTGGTGATGAAACCGATAAAGAGTACAAAGATACCCACATGGGTTCAACTCTTAGTGATGAGGCCCAGAAGAACCAAGTTGAAGTTATTTGTTACTGGACTAAAGAAGAAGTTTGGTACGTTGCTAACCGAACAACTGTTATTTACAAGTCTAAGAACTACTTTAAGGAACGACAGCAATTCTTGGGCTGGGAAAACCCAGAGGGTATGTATCCATTTGTTATTGACTCTTTCCTACCTGATGAGAGCCTACTTTACGGAACTTCAGTCCTACAATCTATTGCTAAACCACAGGAACTACTAAACGACCTTACTAACCAGAACGTAGACGCTGTTTCTTGGTCACTAGACCCTGTTATGGAACTTGACCCAATGTACGCTTCTTATATCGATAAGATTAAAAACGTCACTGGTGCAGTTTATCCGTTCAAACCTGGAAGTTTATCTGCAGTTAATAAACCAATGATACCAAGTAATGCCTTTAACGAACGCTCAAACATTAAGAACGAAATCCGAGAAACTACTGCCGTTGATGAAATCATTAAGGGTATTTCTTCTCCTAGCCGAACTACTGCTACTGAAGTTAAAGCTCAGGTTGCTAGTGCTGGGCGACGATTTGATATTATTATCTCTCAGATGGAAAATGGTGGATATTACCGACTTGCTAAGTTAGTTTTCCAACTTGTACAGATGTATGTCACACAACCTACTATGTATAGGGTTATTGGTAAAACAGGTGTTGATTGGCAGAGTTTTGACCCAAATATGTTTAAGGGTGACTATGAGCCACGAGTTAAATTAAAGGCTACTCTTGATGAGCAAAAAAATAAGAAGATGCGTGACCTTAAAGAACTATTCACTTCTATGTTAGGCAACCCGTATGTAGAACAGGCCGCACTCACTCGCATCATTATTCAAAAAGCCTTTGACCTTGAACCAGATGAAGTAGATATGTTGATGGTAGACCCACAACAGCAAGCTATGGCACAGGGCGGAGAAGACCCTAAAGCAAAGAAAGAAAAGACTCCTGAACAAATTGCACTTGAGGGTATCGCCAAGAGTTACATCAATAACAACCCTGATATTCAGTCTCAACTTGAAGAAATGGCTGGACTACAGAGTTCGGTAATTCACGAAGATTCAATGCAGACCTTAGCCTCTCAACACGTTGTAGACCAATCCCAACACGGTGCTGACTTAGCCGCTCACTTTATGCCAACCCAAGACCCTAATGCACAAGGTATGCCACAAGGACAACCAACTCAACCAATGCCACCGACTGGACAAATGAATGGATGATTGGAGTCACCAATTTAATAGTTTACTATCCTCACCCTTAGGTGTAGAGCTGATAAATCAACTAAACATTAGGAAGGGTCAATTATTTGATGATGCAGCAAATGCCAAATCACAAGACCTTGCTTATGCCTTGCTTAATCAAGCAGGTGGTGTTAAGTTGGTAATAGAACATTTACAGTTCTTATCAGTCGTACCTGCAGATGAGGGGAGTAAAAACAATTTAATAAAATTGCCCAGCTTACTCCCCTAACTCTGGGCAAGACTTAACAATTAGGAGTTCGAGATGGATACCACAACCCCTGCTGATGGCGTCGTAGAGACACAACCAGCACAAACAACAGAGGCGGTAGCTGACAGTCATAAAGACGACCAAGCTATTGTCATAGACGATAATGGCACACCGTCATTACAGCCTGTCACATCAACCGACAGCGTAGAGGAAACAGCCGTTACAACTGAGGAAACCCCAGAAGTAACACAAGCAGAAGAAACGGACACAGAAGTAGTAGAATGGGCAGAGAAGAAAGGTCTAAAAATAGACCCAACTAATCCAAACGAGGTTAAACTCGCCAAGATGCAACTTGAAAATGACCGTCGTTTCCACGAAGCACAACAAACTAAACAAATTATTAACCCTCCAGAACTATTACCAGAGTCTGAAGATGCAGCGTATAACACGCTCATAGAACGACAAAACGTAAGTGAACTGAAGTCTTATGTAAGAGATTGGTTTGACGCTAACCCTGATATGAAACAGTATAGAACGGAACTCACTAAGATTTCTGCAGAACGACCTTATCTTCAAGATATGGAAGATGTTGCAGCTCATCTTTACCGAGACCCTAGCTTTACTACTAGAATTAGGAATGAAGGTGGTCGGGAAGCACTCACAAATCTTGCACAGAAACAACAACAAGTCCCTCCTGCGACTGGTGCATCTAATACGGGCGTATTTCAATCAAATACCACTATTACACCTCAAAATGTATATGATATGGTTGATTCACACGACCAAGTCTGGTTTGAAAAGAACCACGACAGAATTAGTGCAGCGATGTCAGGCAAAACATTAGAATAAAAAATAGAAAAGAGAAATAAATAATGACAACTACCGCTTATGGTGGAGCAAGTGCTAACATCGGTGCAACCGCTGCTAGCGTATTCCGACCAAACATTTGGAGCAAAGAAGTCTTAATGTTCGTAAAGAGCAACCTTGTTCTTTTACCACTCATTAAGCACTACGATGCAGACGTTAAATCTAGTGGCCAGACTTTGGAAATACCAAACGTCTCCGCTATCACTGCTAACCTAAAGGCTCAATCAGTCTTGGTTACTTTGAACTACAACACAGAAACAAAAACTACTATCACACTAAACAAACACTACGAAAGTTCATTTATCGTAGAAGATTTAGTTAAAATCCAGGCTGCTTACGACGTTCGTTCTGACTATACTCAAGCTGCTGCTTACGCTATCGCTGAGAAAATTGACTCTGACCTAGCTACTAACATGACAACTACATGGAAAACAGCTTCTCAGACTACAGGTGTTTATGGTACAGCTATTGCTGACGCAAACATCTTGGCTGTAAACCGTTATCTTAGCGAAAACAAAGCTCCTCGCACAGACCGCTCTCTAGTCGTTCACCCTAAAGGTGAAGCAGAACTATTGGCTATCGACAAGTTTGTTCGTTACGACGCACTTGGAACTGGCGAAGCTATCAAGGGTGGAAAATTAGGAACAATCTATGGTGCAACAGTTTATGTATCACAGAACCTAGTTTACCTAGACACTGCAACTGACGAATACAATCACCTATTCTTCCACAAAGAAGCATGGGCTATCGCTATGCAGCAAGAACCTCGTACTCAGGCTCAATACAAGCAAGAGTACCTAGGTTGGTTAGTAACTGTAGACGTACTTTACGGACACGGTTCACTACGAAGCAACTTTGGTTATGTTGTTAAGTCTTAATTAGACAGAAAACAAAACTAATAGAATCGACCCCAGACGTGGGGTCTTTTTCTTGTTGTAGAATAATCAATATCGTTGCTTTTTTTAATACATATTTGTTACCATGAGCGTGTAACTAAGGAGGGTAACAATGAAATCACCGTTAGCAGTAGACCAAGCAACAATTAAAGAGTTTAAGATACCTAAAGAGTGCGAACTGCACCCACGACAGAAGATAGCTTATCTTGAAGAGCAACTTAATCAACTAAAGACAATGCAGTGGCGTTCACGAGTTGATATTATTCACGCAACACGTTTAACTGACGACAAGAACGAAACTCTAAAAAATAAGGGTTTGCAAAACCTTATCCAGCACAAAAACGAAGTCAATCAATATACAAGCGGAATACTAATGGTCCAAAAGATGGTGGAAGAACTACGAAGTGAGTACCCAGAAATCTCTGAAACAACAGCCGCAGACTACCCAGAATAAACTAGCAGTTGTACTGCCTAGTCGTGGTCTAATGTTCTCTGAAACCTTTGAGGAGCTCTTGGGTGAATTAAAGGACTTTGATTACGAGATATTTTGGGCACATGGTAAAAGCCTACCCAATTGTTTTAATGAACCAACGGAACGAGCTTTAGCCGACCCTGATGTTTATGCAGTTCTATTTTGTGAGGACGATATGATATTACCTCGTCATATTCTTCACGAGATGTTTGCTATGAGTTATCCAGTAGTAGCACTCGATTACCCTTTTCAACAGAACGGTGACTCCACCTGTTTACACGACCCACAGGGTATGGCTTTTTGGACTGGTACAGGGTTTATGTTAGTTGCTAGAGAAATACTAGAACAGTTAGAAAAACCTATCTGGAGGACTAATAGAACTTTTGACCCATTTATAGACAAAGACACTATACACTTCTGGCCTAGAAAGCTAGATAAGGTATTTTATGGTTTGCACGACCTTAACTTTGGTATGGTTCTATATTCAGCTGGAGTGCCAGTTATGCCAATGAAACGAACAGCAGGACAACGCAAACTTAAACAACTGGGTGGTATTCACACTAATAATGGGTCACACGAGATAATAGAACTTACTAAAGTGGGTGCAAACTTAGTATCAGGTATGATTGACCCTGAAAATGCCAACTTATTCTTGGGTGCGATGAATAGAGTAAAACAAGTGAAGTTCTGGGAAGATATACCTCCCTTTATTTCTTACGATAAAAAACACCAACCATTTCTAAATGATGGTAGAGAGTTTACGAGGGTTCAATGAAAGTTGCAGTTATCTTACCAAGCAGGGGGCTTATCTTTTCTCAGACAGCAGATGAGATATTACAGAACGTAAAAGGTATTCCACATCAGTTCTATTTCTCACACCGTAAACCAATCCCAGAGTGTTTTGAACGACCTACTGAACTGGCACTTCTTGATAATGATGTTACTCACCTATGGTATGTTGAAGATGATATGGTTATCCCACCCAATACTTTACAGAAAATGTTAGATGAGGATGTTAATGTTATTACTTGCGATTATCCTACTAATAAAGATGGGCGTGGTTCTGTATTTTACGACAATGGTGGCTCGGTAGTATTTTGCGGCACAGGTTGTTTATTAGTAAAACGACAAGTATTACACACAATCAACAAGCCGTATTTTACAGATACAATTAGATGGACAATGCTTAATTATGGTGAAGCACTTAAAATAATTGCCACACCCAATCCAAAAAGAGAGGGTTATGGACTACACGATATAACTTTCTGTATTAAACTTTGGAAAACTGGAGTTGTTATCCGAGTACTACCAGTTAAACTAGGACAAAGAAAACTAGTAGCACTAGGCAAGGTTGGACATAATGATGGGGCACATAACATAGAACTGTGGACTAAGGTAGTCAAGAATATGCGTCTCAAAGCACTACAAGCCCAGCCAATCGCTTTAGGTGCTAAAACTAAGTTAGTTACCGTAGACACGCCTAGTGGGGGTGTTACAACGTCTCGTAAACACGCAGACAATTTAGTTGCACAAGGACTAGCTGAATACCCACCCAAAAGGTTCACAATAATAGACGATAGTGAGGTAGACCTATGAAACTTTTAATAGTGCTTATTACTTATAACAGACTAAGTTATACAAAACGTACACTTCGCACACTATTGGCTACGATTGAAGTACCCTACTATTTAGTCGTGGTTGATAACAATTCGTCAGACGGCACACAAGACTACCTTAAATCATTACTTAGTAGAAATAAGGTAGATAAGATTATATTAAATGAGGATAACTATTACCCAGGTAAGGCTTGTAATTTAGGTTGGACTGAGGGATTAAAGGATTATCCACAGGCTACTCATCTAATGCGACTTGATAATGATATGCACTTTGAACGAGGTTGGGATGAGCGAGCAAATGATTACTTTAGAAACATAGACCGTATGGGGCAACTAGGACTAGATTTTAATGGTGGCGAGAACAAACCACCTCAATTCTATAGTGGTATGTGGTTAGTAGAATGGCCTGGTTGTGTCGGTGGACCAAATATCATACGTCGCAAAATATATGATGACGGACTTCGTTATGATGAGAGTAGATGGGAAGGGTCACGCACCCCAGTGCAAGAAGACTCTAAGTTCTCTAAACAAGTTAAGAGTATGGGTTGGTTGGTTGGACACATGGACGAGAAATATAGTTGGACATTTGCTGATGAGAGTAACTGGAAAGATTTTCCTGATTACTATCTAAAGACAATGTACGATAGAGGGTATGACGACAAAGTTAATATCATAAGGGGGTTAGAATGAAGGGCATAGAAAAGATGGTTAATAGTACGGCCGAACACAATCGAATGTATCAAATAATCAACGAGGAAGTTATTGAAGTAGTAAGACATGGTGATGAAATCTTACCAGTTACAGACCCTCGTACTAGTCAAATTGTAGGTCAATTAGTATTAGACCTTTACGGAGAAACCGAATGAAAGTCATGTCAATCATTGGTACTCGTCCTGAAATAATCAAAATGAGTGAGATTATTAAGGAATTAGATAAAGTTACTGACCATATCTTAATCCATACTGGACAGAACTATGATTTTGAACTTAACGAGATATTCTACAAAGACCTTAACCTACGCCACCCAGACCACGTTCTTGATACAAAAGGAGATAGTTTGGCTGAAACAGTGGGTAATATTATGTTTGAAGTCGAGAAGATGCTCAATCTATACGAGCCAGATGCAGTAGTTATACTTGGTGATACTAACTCTGCATTGAGTGGGTTAATTGTTAAGCGTATGAAGATACCACTATTTCACTTAGAGGCTGGTAATAGGTGCTTTGATGATAACGTACCAGAGGAAATCAATCGCAGAATACTCGACCACATCTCTGATGTTAATATGGTCTATACCGAGAACCAGCGTAGAAATCTACTGTCTGAGGGAATTGCTAAAGATAGACTATTTCTAATGGGTAGTCCTATGCACGAAGTAATAACTCAGAATATTACTAAGATAAACAACAGTGACGTATTGGTAAGAATAGGTCTTGAGTATCCTGAGTGGGCACAAGTACCCTACTTTTTAGTAAGTATCCACCGAGATGAAAATGTAGAGAGTGAAGATAATCTCAATGAACTAATGAAAACTTTAGACGCAATACACACTAAATATGGCAATAGGGTAATAGTTTCCACCCACCCAAGACTAAGAAAAAAGTTAGAAGATAAACAAATTAAGGGTATAGAGTTTATGAAACCCTTTGGATTCCTAGACTACTGTAAATTACAGATGAACGCTATATGTGTAATAAGTGACTCAGGCACAATAGCCGAAGAGTCAGCAATACTAGGTTTTCCAGCTATAACTATTAGAAACGCTCAGGAACGAATAGAGGCTGTAGATAATGGTTCAATCTTAATGAGTGGGGTTAATTGCGAAACTATACTTGAATACATTGACATTGTAGAACCACCGACCACAACACCATCTGATTATATGATACCTAATACCTCCGAAAGAGTAGTTAAGGCAATATTAGGTTATACACCCTATGTCAATAGATATGTGTGGCACAAATGACTTGGTCAATCCTAATAGCCACCGTTCCAAGTCGTAAGGCTAAAGTTAAGAAGTTGTTGGAGAAACTGGAACGCCTCACAAAAGACTATGATGATATTCAGATATTCTGCCTTTACGATAATATGAAAATCTCTACAGGTGCAAAACGACAGAAGTTACTTAATATGGCAGATAGTGCGTATATATCGTTTTTAGACGATGATGATGATATTTCAGAAGACTATATTAGTGAAATCTATCCTCATATTAAACCTTATATACACGATATTGTATCGTTTAATGTTCACTACAAAGATAATGTTGGCGGTGATAAGATATACGATTTTAGTGAATATCCACCGACTCATGTTCATTTACGCAAAAGAGAAAACTTAGTTCACCCATTTGCAGACATTAAAACGGGCGAGGATAGACAGTGGATGCTAGTAAACTCACCGTTCTTTCATGATATTTACCACATACCAAAAGTTCTTTATACCTATCAATTTAGCACAATAGAAACAGAGGCACAAAAATGAAAATCTTAATAACTGGTGGAACTGGTAGTTTTGGGTCAGCGTTTGTTAAAAAGTATCACGATAAATATGATTTAACAGTATTTAGTAGAGACGAAACTAAACAATTTGAGTTGAGGTCCAAGTATCCTGATGTAAATTACCAACTTGGTGATGTTAGAGATAGACAACGAATAGGCGAAGTAATGAAAGGGCAGGAATATGTATTTCACGCTGCCGCACTCAAACAAGTTCCAAGTTGTGAGTTCTTCCCACTAGAGGCTGTTAAAACTAACATATTAGGAACTGACCACGTTTTGGACGCTGCTAAAGCTAGTGGAATTAAAAGAGTTGTGTGTTTAAGCACAGATAAAGCTGTTTATCCAATAAACGCTATGGGCACAAGTAAAGCTATGATGGAAAAGATAGCTATTTCAAAAGGTGCTGTTATTACTCGTTATGGCAACGTAATGCGTTCTAGGGGCTCGATTATCCCTATCTGGGAAGAAGCCGCCAAACTAGGCAACCCACTGACAATTACCAATCCCGACATGACACGCTTCCTAATGTCGCTAGACGACTCAATTGACCTAGTATTGTTTGCCCTACTCAATGGTAATGATGGTGATTTGTTTGTGAGAAAAGCTCCAGCTTGTACTATGGGAACTTTAGCTGAAGCGGTTGAGCAAAAATACGGTATACACTCTAATAAGGCGCTATTCAAGACTGTAGGAGTACGACACGGAGAAAAGATGCACGAATCACTTATTAGTCAAGAGGAAATGTATCGCACTGAAGATTTAGGTGATTTTTATAGAGTAAAAGCCGACTCAAGAGATATGAACTATAAAGATTACTACACTACTGGAAAAGAAATTGCAGAATTAAAACCCTATACTTCAGAGAACACCACTCGACTTAATGTCACGCAAATAAAGGAATTACTAGATGCAACTAGAAAAACTTGATATTAAAGAGGACAGGCGTGGATTACTAGTTGAGGCTTTTAGACTGCCCCAAGATGGACAGGTATTCTATGTTAAAGTTTTACCAAACGAAATAAGAGGTAATCACTATCATACTCGTAAGATTGAAAAGTTTTTAGTTATAGATGGAACTGCAGAAATGTCTGTTAAAAACAGAGTTACCGAGGATATTATGCGAGTTGAAGTTAATAGTCATAAACCAATGTTAATTACAGTTGTGCCCAACCACACACATTGTATACAGGCTGGGGAGCGTGGTTGTATATTTTTAGTCTGGGCAAGTGAAATATTTAATAAAGATGACCCAGATACAATAGAGGAGGAGATATGAACAATATATATGTATCATCATTACAAAAATTAAAAGATGAGATAGCAAAATGTGATGTTGTTTGCTTAAATTGTCATAAATTAAGAACCTGGAGGATAGCGTTATAAACCCTTACAAATTTGTCAAAGAAGCAACCGACCCAAACAAAAGTTTATTATCACTATGTTGTGGTATAGGACTTGAGTTAGAGTTCTTACAAACCCAAGACGTAACCGCAGTAGACTTACACCAACCTTATTTAGATGCTGTAGCTGAAAGATGCCCACAGGCCAAGACAATACTCAGCGATGCTCTTGACTATGTTACTAAACTACCAGATAACACTGTAGATGTTATATCTATTATTGATGGCATTGAGCACATGGATAAAGAATCAGGCGTCAAGATAATTAAAGAAATGAAACGAGTAGCAAAAGAAAAAATATTGTTATTTACCCCACAAGGTCCAGGTGAGGATGGTTATCTTAAAAACGAACCACACAATGCTTGGGGTATTGAGGGTGCAGACCACTTCCAAACCCATAAGAGTGGTTGGACTACTGATGACTTAAAGGAACAGGGTTTTACAATACTTAAAGAAGTTATGGACACATCACAGCATGGCGAACCATACATAGCAATAATGGCTGAGTGGAATAAAGAAGTTCCTTCAGATGTATAGCTTTGTTTTTCCTATGGACTCTAACCGCCTTGAGCAGTTTAAGGTGACTAAAGAAAAGTATGACGATATGGACTTTGTTAAAGAGTTTGTTATCCCTACTAGAGAAAAGGAAGCAGTCGCAAAATATCTAAAAGAAAACAAGTTAAATAAAGATGTCCGACTCATACCTTATGTAGTAGAAGAAGGTTTCAACCCAAGCAAGGCTTTTAATATAGGGGTTAGAAAAGCCAAGTACGACAACATCATCATTACCAGCCCAGAGGTTAAACCATCTACAGACGTACTAGAACAGTTAAGTCACTTACTAGATAAGAACGTAATTTGTGAGGCGTGGGATGAGTGGCAGTTTGGCGACCTACACTTATTAGTAAACAGTAGTTATAAGAACGAATCACCTTTTATGTATTTTCTTGCTATGTTTAGGAAAGAAGATATTCAAAAGATAAATGGTTGGGATGAAGAGTTCATGAAAGGCTATGCTTGGGAAGATAATGATTTCGGTGAAAGATGGAATCGTGCAGGCATACCTTTTGAAATACATGACGAGATAAAGGCACTTCACCAATATCACCCACGAACAGAGACAATAAGAAATGGTATGGCTACAAATCAACAGCATTTTTACCACAATAATGATGATAAAATCATATACTGCAAAAATGGTTTAATAAAAGACAACTAATACTGTATAATGCGATTAACTGGGCTTAGGATTATAAATGGACCAAGAAAAAATAGACGCTTACAATCTCGAACAAAAACGTAAAGTAGACGAGCAGTCTGCAAAAGAAGTCCAAAAAGACAACGCTGATGGTATATCTAAGACTGTTGCAGCCAGTAATGGTATGGTTGCTAATATTGTCGCTCAATCTAATAAAAAGACCCAAGACGCTACAAAAGAAGTAGGAACTGCAGTTAAAGACGCTGGTAACAGTATTCTTGAAGCCATGACTTCTAGCCAAACTCAAGTTGCTGAAGCTCTTAATAACCTAGTAATTGCAACTGTAGTTTCTAAAGACCCTCAACTTATCCAAGCCGCCAAAGATGTCACCAGTCTAATAAGCTCAATTGCTAAGGCTGGTGAGGACTTTGGTAAGTCTAATCTAAACGCTCTTCCATCATCACTCGATAAATTAACTACTGCTATTCAGGAAATGATTAGTGAGGACGCAACTGATGTAGAACCTGACTACACTTCCGTACTTGATGATATTAAAAAGCTATTAGCTAAAGACGTTAAAGAACCAGTAGTCAATGTTTCTGCACCCAATGTAACAGTAGACACCTCTGCATTTGAAAAAGCTATTAAGTCACTAGAAAAAACTATTCAAGCTAATAAAGTAGTAATTCCTCAAAATAATAATAGTGCAGTCGTAGATGCCGTTACTAGTGTTAAGAACGCAGTAGAAGGACAACGCTTTCCAGTACCTAACTATGTTCTTCCTTTCAAAGATGTTAATGGAGCTGCAGCACAAGTACAACTAGATGCTTCTGGAAACCTTCCTATTACAGCCTCAATTTCTGGTGCAGACGGAGCTTTATTAGACGGAGTTAGTTCTGCAATTAGAGCCACTGTTCTTGATTTAACAACTTCTAACCCTTTAACAGTAGGTATTGTTGATGGTACTGGTGCTCAAATAACCTCTTTTGGTGGTGGCACTCAGTACGCTGATGGTGCTGCTAGAGGAACAGCTACAGGAACAGTAGTTATGGGTGACGATGGCACACTTATTCAAGCTATTACTGCTAAAACTCTTAGTACTCAAGTAGTAGCCGCAGATACAGGTTTAGTAGTTAATTCAGTAATACATGGTATTACTACTGCTGGTGGTGGTTCATACGTTGATGTTAAGGTCAATCCAAGTGGTGCTTTATCAGTTGATGCTAGTGGGTCTACTCTAGCCGCAAACTCAGGTGTAGACATTGGTGACGTTACGATAAACAACGCAGCAGGTGCTGCCGCAGTTAATATTCAAGATGGTGGTAACTCTATTACAGTAGACGGAACTGTTACAACTTCAGGAACAGTCACAGAAGCTAATTCGGCAGCTATACTTACTTCTACGCAACTACTAGACGATACCGTCGCTACGCTTGGAACAACGACATATACAGAAGCAACAACTAAAGCAAATATTATTGGTGCTGTAAGGCGTGATGCAGATACTACCCTTGTAGATACAACAAATGAAGTAGCACCACTACAGGTAAACGCTGGTGGCCAACTTAAAACTGCCGTTATTTCTTCTGCACTACCAACAGGTGCTGCTACTTCGGCACTACAAACTACTCAAGATACATCAATAAACACCTTACTTAAACCTGCAAGCACTTTAACCGCAGTAACTACTGTTGGAACAGTGACTAACCTATCTCAGCAATCAGGTGTTGCAATTTCAATCGGCACAGGTGTAAGAGATGCTGGTACACAACGAGTTACTATTGCTACAAACGACGTAGTGCCTATTACAGATAACTCAGGTTCATTAACAGTAGATGCTCCAGTAGGAACTCCAGCTTTTGTTAGATTATCTGATGGGGCGGCAGCAATCACTACCTTACCTGTTTCTCTTGCCTCAGTGCCTTCACACGCAGTCACTAACGCTGGTACTTTTGTTACTCAATTAAATGATGGAACAAATACAGCGAACACCCTTAAATCTGACACTACAGCAGCAGGCCAAAACTCCTTAATGATTGCTGGTGCATATCTATCTACTGCATTTACCACTACAACTGTTCAAGCTGTTGGTACTACAGATGCTGGTAACTATTCAAGTGTATCTGTTCATGTTGTTGCTCAAGGTACTACTTCATCTATTACATTTCAATCTTCAAATGATAATACAAACTGGATTTCTCACGCTTTAACTTCTGCAGCAAGTACGGGAACAATGGTTTCAGTAACTACAGCAGCATCATCTATTTACTATGGAGCATTAAAAGGTAGGTATTTTAGACTTAACGTAACAGGTATTAGTGCTGGTACAACTTCAGGTATTATTGTATTTCAAACGCAACCGAAAACTTCTGATGCAGTAAACGCTAGTCAAACTGGTACTTGGACAGTACAACCAGGAAATACAGCAAATACAACAGCTTGGAAAGTAGACTCAGCAAGTATTGCTTCTACCACCAGTGGTTATACTCCAAATAAGTTAATATCTGCTGCTACAACTAATGCTACTTCAATAAAGGGTTCAGCTGGAACACTTGGTTTTGTTTCTGCTACTAATATAAATGCCGCTGCTAGATACCTAAAGTTTTACAATAAAGCCACTGCTCCAACTGTTGGTACTGATGTTCCTTTACTTGTATATCTTATAC